TACGGTTGGCGTCCGCTCCTTGCGGACGTCGATGATGCCGTTAAGACTCTTGCCCGTATACCCCCCGTCATAGGAACTCCTATTTCGGTGAGTCTGCGAGATGAGTACTTTTCGGGTCTTTCCGTTATTGGCAATGTTATAAGCCACACTAAGTGTGAAACCGGGTTTCGTACCCGGTACCGCTCTTTTGTGCGCTATAAGGGCCTTGTGGGGTACGCTTGTGATACGTCTGCAGCTGGTTCTTGGACTAGTCAATGGGGTCTAACCCTTGACAACTTCATCCCAACTGTGTACGAACTCATACCGTACTCGTTTCTAGTCGATTACTTCTCCAATTTGGGGTCGTTAATTGACGCTGCTTCTTTTGGGACTGTTAGTTTGCGCTGGGGCGTCTGTTCCACCGTGTCGTCATCCGAGTTTGTTCTCGGATTTCACCGTGTGGTTCAGCAAGGCTCTGGCGTATTTAGCAATCCTAAAGTCGCTTTGTCTGCTCCTAAACTCTCAAGGTACTCTTTTACGAGGGTTCCGATCTCCTCTGTGTCTGTCGGTATAACCGACTTCCAGTTGAAGGTCCCTGGTGTTGATGATTGGCGCAAATGGGCCAACGTCGGTGCCTTGCTCTTGGACAAAGTACTTTGACCCATCCACTCGATATTTCACGGTAGATGATCATGACAGTAAATGTCACTAGCCCGGTCACTGGCGCAGCCCAAACCGGATTTACGACCCCGACCTACACGGTCGTGGCCGATACCCCGCCCAATGCTTATTCTAAGCAGTGGGCTGTTACCGCCCTTGGTGGTACTCAGGCAGGGGTTGACGTTCATGGAGCGAGTAAGCCCTTTACGGTGACGTTTGCCAGGCCTCAGCAGGTGCGGAATGCGCCTGTTGTTAACCCGGTAACCGGCATCATGGGTAACTCTCCTCGGAATATCTATTCGGTTCTGGTCCGTAAGGGGGTTCTCCCTCTTGCAGGTCAGATGCCGCAGATTATGGTCCTTCGCTGCGACCTTTCGGTCGTTGCTGGGTCCGATCTAGCGGAGCCGGAGGATATCCGTGCTGCACTAAGCCTTCTCATCGGGGCCCTCTCTCAACAGAGTTCGGGCCTCGGTGATACCCTGGTCACCAATCTCCTCTAATCTAGGAGGTTGTTTGAAGTCACCTTAGAGGTGATTTCTATGACTAGGAGGTTTCTTAAGTGGTTGTTGAAGCTCCTCGTGTCCGCGTGTGTAACAACATACGCGATCTATAAGGGCCTCAACCCATTTAATTAGTGCAGTCTGAGAGGTGCTCTATGGAAGTCTCTTCCGTTGCTCTTTTCTCTTACTTGTTAGATGACCTTTACGGCCTAGAACGTCCTGAGATCTCTGATCTCGACGTTAGCGACCGTGAAGCTAGTCCCGATGCGGTTGTCAGGTATAAGCTTCGTACCTCCTTTTTCAAGAAATTGAACGATGAGGTATCAGCGGATGCTGATGATAACTGTCTGGAAAAATTCTTAGACGCCAACTGGCGTTCCGAGAATTGGACATTGAATTGTCGTAACAGTGTGGATGAGGAATTGTGGGGTGGCTTTAAACGCCATCTCGACGACTTCTTTCATCCACGTGGCGAGTTTCTCTGGGACTCTTACTTCGACTTGCTTCAAGCAGGTCGGGCTGGTCCTGGGACAAGCCTCGGTGCAAACGGGGAGGATTTCTATACGAAATTCTTCGCGTCCGTTCTTACGACTACGTCATCTGAGTTGTACAGTTTGTACAACGAGTGGGTCTCGTGGTATCCGTCTTATCGTGACGCCGAGATTTCTCGTGCTATCACGAACGGTAACTACAAGCTCACCTCGAGTAGCTCCTTATCATTCGTGCGAAAGACTCGTGACACTTCTCGATCTATCTGCACCGAACCTTCACTGAATATGTTTTATCAGCTAGGTTTAGGTGCAATCTTGCAAAAGCGGCTTCGTGGATTCTTCGGAATCGACCTAGCCGCTCAGCCAGAGATAAATCGACAGCTCGCTTACCGGGGCTCTGTTGATGATTCAGTTTCTACGCTGGATCTCAGTAGTGCCTCTGACTGCGTCTCCGTTAACCTTTGTTGTTCTGCTCTCCCGCAATATGTTTTCGACATGTTGCTGGCTCTCAGGACTCCTAAGGTCCGGATTCGCGGCCATGAGCTGACGTTGGGTATGATCTCTACTATGGGTAACGGTTTCACGTTCCCTCTTCAGACCATACTCTTTAGTTGTGTCGTTGCCTCCGCGGCTTCTCAGTGTGGCGTTCGCCTCACTAAAGCCGATGATTGTGAGCCTAACTGGGGTGTCTTTGGTGATGACATAATCTGCCCGCGAGAAATCGCTGCGCAGGTTATTAGATTACTGGACCTCCTTGGGTTTATTGTCAACGGAGACAAGTCCTACGTTGTAGGGCCGTTCCGTGAATCTTGTGGTGCTGACTTCTTTAAGGGAGTCAACGTCAGGGGCGTCTATCTTAAGTCGCTCTTGACTCCGCAAGCACGGTATGTAGCTATCAATCTCTTGAACGAGTGGTCGGCCCGCACTGGGATCTCCCTGTGCAGGACGGTCGGGTATCTCGTTGACAGTGTGAAGGTATTGGCTATACCCCCGCACGGTCAGCTTGATTCCGGTATACGTTGGCCTCAGTCTTGTCTTCAGGAAGCCGGTCCTAGGTGGTATCGCAAGCAACGGTATATCTACCGCTGCTACGAGCCATCTGTTCCGTATCTTTCTGTTGACGATTGTGGTAACGTCTCTACTCCGAATATCCGCGGTAAGCGGATTACTAAGAGACACTCGAACCCTCTCGGGCTCTTGTGCTCGTTCTTGAGTGGCTGCGTACGAAATATGCGTATCTCCCTCCCCCTTAAACAAGGTGAGAGAGTCGCATATCGCATGATGACTAGAGTTTCCCCACATTGGGGGCCTTCAGTCGAACAGCTATCGTTTGCAGGTGGCTGG